ATGAACTTAAAGCACCATTGGCTTTACGAACTTGTATACTGCCAGCGGTAATACTACTGGCATCTAAATTACCACGCACAGTGACCTGATTGAATGTTGCGGCTCCGGTGTCTCTAACAATTCGCCAACCGGCATATGGTGATGTATTGCTGAAGTTATCACTTTGCAGTGTGTTAAAGAATACACTGGCACGATATGGTGTACCCCAGGTTGTAGTATTGGCAGGTATACCATCTACAGTGCTTGCGTTGACATTATATCTACCATCACTGACCCATAATGTCTGTGCATCAGTGGGAGTAGGTGGATTTGCAAACCAAGTGCTGGGTACACTAGTACCTCCACTGGTATTTGCTGGTGTACCTGGTCCACTATTGCCTGTGGTATAAACTTGATAACATCTACGAGCAGTAATACCACCAGAGCCTGGTGTACCTGGAGTACCAGGTGTACCCGGAGTACCCGGATCACCATTAGTACCAGCCTTGCTTTTACTAATGCTGAATCGTTTGCTTAAAGTTGTACCACCTTTAGTAGCAGTGATATCAACATAGCCACTATCGTTGATATTGGCCAGTGCTGACACTGTGACAGTATTACCAGTTCTACTGGCTGTAACACCTGTGCTGGTACTTAATGCATTATATCCCCAATTGGCTGTATCATTAACAGTTCCAACAAAGATCTGAACATCCGTGCTTGCACCAACATAACTGCTGACTGCTCCGCCACTGCTGGCTGGTAGTGTATGTGCTTCGTTGGTCAGCAACATTGTATAAGCACTGTCGCCTTCAATGAGTTTGTAAATGCTGGTAGTATCTTCGTAGGTCACACTGGCATAGGTAGTGACAGCACGAACCTGAATACCTTGATTAACTGCTGTAGTTCCATCCCATTGTGTACCACTGGATTTACCTTGTGCCCAACTAATAAAGTTAGTAGCAGTCATATTAATAGTATTGCCGCTGCCCCAGAAATATTCTGTATCTAATGTACCATTGGTTAGGTATCGTCTAACATACCAATTAACGGTAGGGCTGGGACTCATACCTGTCTTACGTGCTTCGAATACAATGGTATTAGGAGTATAGGCAGCGTACTGTTGATCGGTTTGTCCTCGTGCTCTTTGGAATGCACCAGCACTAGTAACCAATCGCATCGTTATAGCACTAGCACCATCTGCACCACGATAGACTTTATCAATGCTGAACACTTTGGTTACATTACTGTAGCCTGCTTTGGTGGCTGTAATTTCCACTGTGGCAATGTCACTATTGCCCAGGGCTGTGATCTGTACTTTGCCTCTATTGGCACCAGTGGTGGTCAGTGTACTGGTACAGTTATAATCTGTTTTACTAAAACTCCAATTGGCTGTGTCATCTGTGCTGCCAATCAACACCTTCATGAATGTAAAGGCCAGTTCTAAATCATTGGGGATACCATCCGAGTCACTGTCGCCAGCGGCCACAGCACCTGTAGCATCTACTGGAACGCCATGTGTTTCATTGGTTAAGAATGCATTGACTGCACCATCGCCGTCCTGGCCTTCACGCACCCGAACTATGGTAACTTCGTCTGTGTAAGTTACGCCGTTTTCTACTGCTGATATTTCAACATTGACTGAACTATGATTACCAAATGCAGTGTTAGATAATGTTCTAACATCGCCTGTGCCTGTGAGAGTAACTGAACTGGCATCATTGGCCGTGGCTGTAAAGGTTGTGGCTCCACTGATGTTGGTGCGTAGTGCAGTTAATGTAATGGTGGCAGGCACATATAAGTTTGTACTAGAATCAGCAATGCCCTTGGGCCGACTAAACACTTGATCTGTGGTGTTGAGTCTAATACTGCTGCCACTGGTGCCATCTTGTCCATATCTTAATTGACTAACACTAATAATCTGATCACCTAGTGATGATACTGTACCTGAGCCATCTTTATATCTAAGAGTAGCAGTGAGTGTGGCAGTTTGTTGTGTTAATCCTGTGACAGTCCACTCTAATCTATCATTTGTAGTATCTTTGGTAACTGCACTTAGAGATAATCCACTACTGGCAGTGGCTGTATCTAATCTCCAGGTATCATTGGCCATGCCACCATCAGTGGTGCTGGCACTTAAATTAACCACACTGGTACCAATGCGTAGATTTAGATAAATTACTTGTCCTGTGACTGCATTTGTACCATCACTGTCTGTGGGCACAACTATGGGATTGGGTGTCCAATATAAATCAGCAGCCACCGCAGCAGGATCAGTTTCTGCTACCACAGTTGGATCCCAATCTACCAATGCACTAGCGCCACTTAATGGTGTAAACTTGCCTTGATAGCCGGCTCTGGCTTTGAAGTAATATAAACCTGCTGTAAATTCTGTGGCAGTAAATGTCACAGTGTCAGAAATGTCAAATGTTTCTCCACTGCTGGCAAATTTACTGGCATAATATTGATAAGGATTGGTACTTAGGCTTGTAGTATAGAATAAGTCAACTCTATCCCATGGACCGCCAGTTGAACCAGTGGTAACATCAATGACAAAATTAGGGATTGTACTAGTTTCACTTAGACTTACAATGTCAGGTGTTATTGGACTGGCTAGACTATAACTTGTACCAAAGCCAGGTACATTAATATTGGGTGCTGGCAAAAATTCATTAATGTCATCATCGGCATAAACATCAGCATTATATTCTAAGCAAGATATTTCTGCAACTAGATTGCCATCATCTGTTTCAATTTCACGCATGCGGGTAATGCGAAATAATTTTGCATCCCAGCCGTAGATATCATTAGTAATGTCAATTACATCTCCTGCTTCGCATTGCAATGCTTCATAGGTTGCATTAAAACTTACTACAAGGTCATCACGACTTTGTCTAAGTTCAATGTTACCAATTTGTTGTGCTTGAACATTGTTGTTAACAAGTTCAAGACGCATTGACAATTTGTTATCTGGTTCATTAGGATGTCGCAGTGTACTAGCAATTGCATCTTTATAGAAATCATTCTGATCCTTTTGCTGTCTACTGGGAAATTCTACTTCAATCTGATTGAATAGATCTGTTAAACTTGTACTACTAATATTCACACTACTGGTAATGTTATCATTGGTAAATGAGAATACGCTGTCGCTGGCTCTCTTCTGTACAATTTTCCACTTACCACTGGTAACATCAAAGGCCATCCAGGCTGCACCAGCACTTAAGATGTGGTTAATGTTTACCATTACAGTATTATGTGTACTCAGTACACCATTAATTGTGTATCTTGGTTGTGATGCTGCCGCTGCCGCTGCATCAGTATAATCAAACGTTTCATTACAAACACTGATCCAACTATCTGCATTGCCGGTGTCCCATACACCGCTGTCTAAATCGGCATCAGTGAGCCCTGCACCGTATCTGTCTGAAGTCATAAAATCTCGCCATACTACAGCAGGATTTGTTAGGCTATTGGTTAATTTAACAGTTACTGGACTTAGGCCTTGAAAGCCTTTGTCAGCGTTATACTTTAGTTTTACTACAGCAAACACTAGATTATTCATAGTATCTGTGCTGGTCCAACTTGGAACAATGTCATAGGCTGCGGTTGAGGTTCCGCCTACAATACAATTAGCGGCTGCACTGCCGCCAGCAAAGACCCAAATGTCTAAGTTGCCATTGTAGTTGGTGTTGGTAAACTCTTCATCTTCTACCGTCTTTACACCGCTGGTTACAGCACTGCCACTTAATGTTAATTTTTCATCATTCCAATATATTTCATCTGCGGTCCAAGTACTGGCAGTGTCAGGGTATTCACAAAGTGTGATGACATAATACATGGTTTTATTGGAGTCGGCAATTTCAGCATAGGTAATTGCACCTTGCTGATAAGCAGTGCCATATAATAATGGTACCTTGTTGTCAGTTGCTGGCGGTAGTTGTTCTCTGCGTCCTTGATCTGCGGCTTGACCTCCATCAGAAACACTGGGAGCCAACAATTTGGAAGTTATCATGGCCAAGCCAAATCCAATCATGCTGGCAGCAAATGCGGCTGCGGTACCAGCAACTACTGCTGCACCTGTGATCCAACTAACAATGGCAACGCCTATAGCGGTAAAGACTGGCATTATTCTGCTCCCTTAATGTATAATTTTTCTGTTAATCGCCAACCACGTTTTTCTAAACCTAGGTCTGGAGTTGTTGACATCCTTGTAGTACTACACTCTTTAATAATGCCTTGTTCAATCCAGGAATCTGCTCTACGATTATATTCTAAGAATAGTTTACCACCAATTGTGGTATTTCTATATTCTGGTTTAACATACCAGATAAGTTCTTGCAATCTAATCCACTCAGGATGCCATACATCACTTTGTTTAACTGCCACAAGAAATCCTTGTAGTTCATCTTCTTGTTCGGCCACAAGTATAAATCCCTGATGTAAACAAGCAAAGAATATCTTTTCTAAATGTAAAACATCAAACTCCACAGCCCTGGCACTGATGCTGTATGCACTAGTTTCGGCAAAATCTAAGAACATCTCAATGATGTCCGGTATATCAAATCTGCTGGCATCTCTAATCATTAGGGTTGCTCAATATTAAAATCATCAGAGCCGCCTTTGCCGCCTCCGCCGCCTCCGCCACGAATTGGATTACCCGGGCCTTTATAAGGTTTACCAAAGTCAAAACTTGCATTGTGTAATCCTGGAACTAAGTCCATACTAGTATCACTGGGATACCAATACTTTTCGTCTGTGGGGTTTGTTCTGCGACCTGACCTTCTATTTTCTAATATACTGTGTACACTTGAACATTGCAATGTAACAGTATTGGCTGCATCGCCTTTAATTTGGTCATAGTCTTCAGCAATGTTATAGTTAGTGACATATCCACTATAACGCAGATAGACTTGACCACTTTCTAATTCTTGTGTCTGCTGATTAAAGAACGCACGACGAATTTTAATTGGACTGCCCTTGATACGATATTGTGAGTCATCTAATACAAATGATATTATTGCACTTTCAATGCCGCTGAGTGCAATGGTAACTTCATCGTTTGTACCACTGATATCACTTTGTATATTACCAATGTTTAGATAAGCACCTAAGGGAGTGTATGTGTGTCCACTCCAAGTTACTGCTCGATATGCTGTGCTAAAATAATATGTAGTAACAGCGCCAACATTATTACTGATGCTTAGTTCAACTAATACACCTTGGTTAATGTGTGTGCCTTGTAGTGGACTAATCGATTCCATTAGATTACTTCCTCTATGAGTTCAAAGTCGCCACTCCATTGGATAAAACGTCCAGGCGTAATTGTATAACTTGGTAGTGACACAACTTTAACACGCCAATCTACATCTACACCAATGTTTAATGTTTGTCCAGCCAGGGTTACACCTACTTCAGGTATAGTGCCACGATGCAGTGTAAGCGTACGAGTTACCCCACTACCACGTGTGACATCAAACATAACTTTATATGGATATGCACTGTTGGCTGGTTGAATAATATCACCAGCACGGAATAATGTTGTAATGCTACTCAATGACTGCACTGTTGAACCTAGATTAAGAATTAGTGTAGTACCAGTCATACTATTAATGGTCATGTCACTAAGTTCACCAGATGTTAAGTCGCCTTGATACTGCACTAACCAAGTCATGCCTGGATTATTACTGAGAGTAATCACAGTACTGGTATGTCGATCAATATTTTCAATGGCTGCAACTACGCCACGATTTTGGTTGAGATCCCAGCGATAGGCATTGGTAGGAGTAATTTTAAACTGCCAAGGTCTAACTGTGCTACGAGCCGCAGTTAAAATCTTCTGACTACGGGTAATAGTTGTTGCTACTACACTTCTGTGATCAATACTGATTGCTTCAGCACGATCAATAATTGTTTGTATTGACATTATTGTCTTCTCCTTGCAGGCATACTCTTGCGTGTTTGTTCAGTTAGATTGTAAATGAACTCTGGGTCACGGGCTAACATCTGACGGAAACTTGCTGCATCTGCTGCTTGAATATTGTAGGTTACATTGGTGTTGCCACCACCGTTATTACCCATCATGCTGAGTTGGTTATTGGGAACAATAGTACCGCTGGTGCGAGGAATGAATAACTCGATTCCCTTCTCCCCAATTATGTACGGGCTGCCTGCATTGACCGGTCCACCTGCGGCCTTAGGTTGTATACCAGGCAAACTGAATCCCATAGAACCAAGCGCCATGCTTAACAATTGTGTGGCCTGTGCTCTTAATTGAATCTTAATTAAATCCTGGATAATACTGCGAGCAAAGTCACCAAACTTAAACTTACCAGTGGTAACAAAGTTATCCAATGCCGAATTCATATTATTAAACAAACTACTGGTCATGTCTGCGGCTACCTGGAAAGGAGTATTACCTTTGGTCAATTGATCTACAATACTCTTGACACCTTCTCTAGGATCATTTTGTTTTCTAACTTCTTCAGTGACTCTTGCATTTTGTACTGGTTCAACACTTTTTATTCTAGCATCACGAATTTCTTGTAGTCTTTTTAATTCAGCAACGTATTCAGGATCAGTTTCAGTTTTATATTTTTGTCTAAGTTCAATGGCTTTGTTATTGTAATCATTTTCAAGAGCAAAGTTTTCAGCCATATTTGTTTTCTTGGCCGCTGACATTTCACGATCCAACTGTTGTTGTTGTTGGAATTGTTTAAGTGTTTGTTGTCCTTGTTCGCCAATGGCTGTTAATAGTTTACCCTGAGTAAATTCTTGCCTTGTTTTAATAATAGTTCTAAGATAATCTTCTGACTTACTTTTTAACTCATCATATTTTAAATTAATAACATCAAGAGCATTTGCTTTGGCATCGGCATTTAACTTTTCAAGACTATTGAGTTGAGTAATATCTTTCTTACGTTCTTTTTCAATCTTTAATTGTTCTTCAGATAATTTAACATCAAGTTCGCTGGCTCCGATATTTTTCATATCCATGTCAAACTTTTCTTTTGCTAGATCAATTTGATTCTGAATATTATCAATAATTTTTTGACTTTGTGCAAGTTGTTTTGCAAGACCTTTATCTTCTTTACCAGGGCCTAATTTAGGATCACCTAAATCTCCAACCGGCGGCTTTGTTAGTGCCTTCTTTTCAAATGGTTCAAGTTTAAATCTAAAGGTAATCGGGCCTGCGCTGTTAAAAGTTGCCTTGGCTTTGTCTAATGCAGAACCAAATGATTGTTTAATCATATCCAGGCTGCTCTTATCACTGAATGGGTTCAATGCATTAACAAATGCCATACCCAACGCAGGTAGCATATCTCCCAGGAATCCAAAGAATGCAGCATAGCCATTAATTAATGAATTGGCAACGTCAATACCAGCATTACCCATAGTTTTAAATGCATTACCCAATCCACCAGTAGATTCAGATAGGTCCCATATATAACCTATTACTACACCGATAAGCATTGCTATGGCAGTAAAAGGGTTGGACATTGCAAATCGACGCATAGCCAGTGCAGCCGCACCTAATGCAGATACTAATGCTACACCAATAACTGGTACAAGTATTCTAATGTGCTCTGCAACAAACCCAATGGCTGCGGCAAATTTACTAAAGATTCCAGTACTTTCTTGAATGTTGCCAAATAAAACAATTACTGAGTTTTTAATCATTTGCAAACTATCTCCAATTGTTGGAGTTGTTTTGGCAAATTGCTCATCAATATCCTGGCTCATTTTTAAAGTGGCAGCAGCCATTGTCTGTGCTGTAATTCTACCTTCACTACCTAATTTTTTAAGGTCACCAATAGGTAAGTTTAGGCTCTCAGCAAGTTTACGCATAAACACTGGAGAGTTTTCCATTAGGCTGCGGAATTCATCACCTTGTAACTTACCACTAGACATGGCTTGACCAAATTGTCTAATAGCACTAGCACTTTCTTGTGTACTAGCACCAGATACTTTCAATGCCTTGCCAAATGTTTCAGTAATTCTACCTACTTGTGCTTGATTTAAACCTAGTTCTTTACTAGTAATACTAAGTTTTGTATACATGTCACCAACAGCACTAATATCATTGCGAGTATTTTTAGCAATATCTGTGATATCTCTAAACTTACTATTGGCTTCTTCTTGGCCTGAACTAAAGGCCATGAGTTTATTTTTTAAATTTTGATAAGCATCTGCATATTCTGCAACTTTTACTGCTGCCCCGGCTAAGAACGCTACACTAAACGCAGTCTTTAAACTATCACCAGTATCGTCTGCACTTTTCTTTACACCTTGTAACTTTGAATCAACATTTTTTAATCCTGACTCTACCCCACTGGTGTCCAGCGTCATTATTACTTTAATTTCTTTTGCCATTATAGTTTACCTAAGTTCTGGTTAACACGAGATTCGAATACTTCAACAGTTTCCGTACTCATACCTTGTGGGCGTTGTTTACTCCACCCTTCATCTAATCTTGCAGCGTAGCCATAATCAGCAGTGATAACATTATCCTTGGTATTAGTTTTACTTTGTGCATTACCACCATTTTTTGGAGCAACTGGTGTGGACTTTTTATAAAACTCGCCAGCCTGACCCCAGGATGTTAAAAGTGCAGGCACTACATCTTTTAGCATCCTTTGAAAGTCTTGATCATCAATTGTTATTTTTGCTGACACGATACTGTTCCAATTTCTTAATTAACTCTGGACTAGCCTCTTGACTATTCATTGTCCTGCCTTCGCTCTTATCTTTACTACGCTTGTCCAATAAGTTTCTATAACCCATGGCTACATCAAATACCCAAAGATCAAATGTTGAACCGAACTCTAATACTTCAGAGGGTAGTTTACCATAACGTTCGCCTAATGTATCTAACATCATGCATGTATACAATTCACCACTACCCTCGTCCAGTGAACTGTTGGTTACTTTCCCAGTTGTTCAACTACTCGATTGACACACTTGACTAGAATGCCTGCTGGTAAAATATTGTCTCCCGACATTACCGGCTGACCTTCACTGTCTAAAATTAAATCCGTACAAAATGAAACCAGGTCACCAAAGTTGGCTGCTTCGGCGTTGGCAAAATGAATAAACTTAGTCAAAGGTTGTTTATCCCAGACATAAAATTCCAATGCTTCGCCAAACTCTTTGATGATGTCCTCATCATTGAGTTCAACTTTAAGTAACTGTGGTTTTGTTGCTAATTTCTTGAGATCCATATCTTCAAATCCTCTCTTTTAAATAATGAATTGCTGCTAACAAGAATCTGATTCTTGCCTGTGCTTGTTTAATATCTCGTTCAGCACATTGAATTTCCCCCAGAGCCTTGGCTGATTCGCCCTCTAGACTCTTTAGAATTTCTACGATGGTTTTGTCATCAAATAACATATCTTCAAATCCTCATTGGTATTTATAAAAAAAGGGCAAGAACCCAAAGATCCTTGCCCCGTTCTTAGTTAAAACTTTTAACTATTATGCTGCTGCTGGTACAGTGCCAACTGAGTAATCTCCATCTACTTCAATAGTAAATGGACTTACCCACACGGGCGAATCTGCGCTAACTTTTGGGGCTACGTTTGTAATGTAGCCTGTGCCCATGATGTAACGGTCGGCTACACTGTATCCACTGAAGAATACAACGAAGTCGACAGATGTCTTCTCATTGCTTAGGTTAAACAGTCCTTTATCATCAGCACTGGTAGTTGCACCACCGTCGCCGAAGAATGCAGTTGTGTCGATGACTAAGTTGCCACCAACGCTGTTTGTTGAAACTGTTGATACTACCTTTTCAGATAAACTATCAAGTTGTTTCCAGCGGAAAGTACCCGCATTGTTTGTTATTGTAATGTCTTGTAATGCCGGAATTTCTAACGTAGCAGCGGTTTTAGCCGGTGTTGCTACGTTAGTGATAAAGTCGCCAATTGCTGGCGCTCCACCGTCATTTACTCGAACCATCACAGTAGCAAAGTTGCCGCTTGTTGCTGCGTTAATATATGCCATTGTTTTATGCTCCTATAAGTGTTGTGTACACATATTCAAAAGAATATGTAAT